TGGATGAGAGAATGAACAGAACAACTTGACAAGCATATCACGTTGGGGGAAACGATGCCAGTTAATACACCAAGGTCTGAATACAAGGAAGCGTTGTCGAAGTGGCAACGTTGCCGTGATTGTTATGACGGTTCTGATGCAGTAAAAAAGCAGGGGATCAAGTATTTGCCTTCAGTGTCCGGTGATTATTCTTCGTATTTGGCGCGTGCTGAATTTTACAATGCCACGGCGCGGACGGTCATGGGGATGATCGGGTGTGTTTTTCGCAGTCGGCCCAGCGTGATATTTCCCAAAGAATTGTTGTCTGATTTGGACGATGTGACGTTGACTGCGAAATCGATACGAACGTTCGCGTTGTCTGGATTTCAGGAAACGTTGATTGTTGGGCGGTGGGGCGTGCAGGTTGAAATGACTGATACTGCACCGTCTGGCATGGGGGTGTCTCGTCCGTATTGGATTTCAAGACGGGCTGAGGATATTTTGAGCTGGGATAGTGTGATCGTTGGTGGGCGTGAAAAACTTTCATGCGTCGTGTTGTCTGAAACGGTCGAGGTTGCGAATTCTGATGATCCGTGGGTGAGGGTTGCTGTGCCTCAAGTGCGAGTGTTGCAATTGCTCGATCCGGAAACGGATTCCGCTGTATACGTGATTAGAAGATTCCAGCAGGCTGTTGGTGATAAGCGTTTAAAAAATACGGACAGGTGGGAGGAAGTAGGCGATCCGTTTATTCCGTTGAGACGTGGTGAGCCATTGCGGTTTATTCCGTTCCAATTTTTCGGTCCTAGTTCGCTTGGTTCGGAAGTTTCAAAGCCGCCATTGTTGGATCTTGTTGATGTCAATTTGTCACATTATCGGACAAGTGCTGATCATGAACATGGCGCACATTTGACATCGCTTCCAACACCGTGGGTTTCCGGTGTGGAGTTAGATGGGGAATTGCCTATTGGAAGTTCTAAGGCGTGGGTGTTACCTGAGCCAACTGCCAGAGCTGGGATGCTGGAGTATACCGGCGACGGGCTTGGATCATTGGAGCGTTTAATCACTGCGAAGCAAGCGCGGATGGCTGCGTTGGGTGCAAGGATTATCGATGAACCGAAGCGTGTTGGTGAGACGGCTGAAGCGTTGCGGATTAAATCAGCGGCTGAGTATTCGGTACTGTCTGCGTTATCAGTGACGTTTGATGCGGGGATGGAGCAGTTGATGAAGTGGCACGCATGGTGGGCGGGGATGGATGGTGAGGTGTCGGATCTGTCGTTTGCATTAAACAAGGATTTTTTCGACACGAGGATTCCACCAGAAGAGGCAGAAGCGTTGGTTGGTGCATGGCAATCTGGCGCGGTTAGTTATGAAACACTGTTTTGGAATTTACAGCAAGGTGAGTGGATTGAATCAGGGCGGACGTTGGGTGAAGAACGAGAGTTGATAAATTCTGGTTCTGAGGATGTCGGTGGCTCGACTATAGGCGATGAATAAAAAAGGAAGGTGTGATGCCAACAACAATACCGTTTGATCCAACTTTGGTGCTAGGGAATATTGTAAGTCTTGAAAAAATAGAGAGATTAAAAAAAGAGGCAAAGGCGCAGCAGCCTGTTGACAATGCACAGCGGCAATTGAATGCGTTGATTCTTGCGAAACGCAGTCTGGACATGACAACGCAAGAGCTGATGAATATGGGCGTTGATACGACCAGCAAAGAATTTGATGAGTTGACTGGTGAGATCAACAAATTAAAAGCTGAGATGGGTGAGGCTCGTGAGCAGGTGTTAGTGATTATCGCGTTGTGGTTGCGGCGTCTGATCTGGCAAGTGCGACGGTGACTGCTCAGGCTGCGATAAAAGCGGCAACCGGAGTCGATGAGAAGGGCGAGGACAGCCAAAGCCAAATCGGTGATTCTGTGGAAAGCCCGATTGATTACAACGCGAGTGAGATCAAAAAGCTTCCGTTGTCTTCTGACTCGATGGTGTTGGATGCACAGTACTTCAGATCGGAAGTGAATCAAGACGGTAGTTCGACAAGCTCAAATTCTATTGCAAGTTATGTCAACGCGCAGTGTTCCGGGTTCTTGTCACCGTCTGTAAGCACTAAGGTTGCAGGACAAGCAAAAGACGTTTCAATTTCTCAGCACAAGCATCATGACGTTGAGGGTACGATTGTTATCACGGCAAATTGCACGCACAAGCAAGCGCAAGTGTTTGCTCCGTACGTGATGGATGTGGACAAGGCTGTGCGTTCGTGGAATGCGATGTTTAAAGATGATCCGATTGTCGTTGATGATCGGAAGTCGCTGGAAGCGGCGATCAAGTCAGACGGATCGAAAACCGCAAACGTGATGAACCTGTTGAGCGGTGCAACATACGGTTCAAGCTTTGTGGGTCTTGTTCATATCTTGAAACGAGAACAGACAGATTCAACGCAATCCTCTCTTGGTGAGTACGATGATAAAAACAACAAGGTCATTGATACGAATTCGTTGATGACGGCAATGGAGGATTACGTTGAAAAGGCGATTGCTGGTGATGCTGGTGTGCCAATTAATTTTTTCTTAAAACCGATTACTGCCAATGAGTTGGCTGAGGCGTATCTAAACAAGTATTATCCGCGTGAGTTTGTTGGTGAAGAGTCGGCGTCAGACAATCAAAGAAAGTGAGGCTGTTAGTGATGGGGTTTCTTGAAATCGGAATGAAAATGTTGCCGTATATTTTTACGTCTGTGCAATCGGTTGAGCGGTTTGTTAAGGGGAAGGGTTCAGCGAAAGAGGATGCAGCGGTCACGATGGTTGATTCTATTTTGAAAACCGTTGAGGCTGGAGCAGACAAGGATATATTGAGCGATGATGCAGTGAATGAGGCGACACGGGATGTCATTAAGGCGGTTGTGAGTTTGCAGAATGTCATCAAGACGAGAAACACAAACGGGTGATCCGTCTGATTGGGTCACCACGTATCGGGCTGATGATATCGACAGTTGGAAAGATACTGCTGATTTTTTCCATGATGATGAGTTTGTAGATTTTTTCAATTGTTTGCGTTGCATGGGGCGTGTGGATTTTGATGCTGAGCGATTGTTGACCGGCAACAGGATTCTCACGCTTTATGTTTATGGATCTGAATTTCGTGAGGTTGTTGGTTTTTTGTGTGGTCGATGTTTAACGGTTGATTCTCGATTGATCTTAAAGTCGCGTTGAATTTTTGTGGTTGATCGTAATGGCTCCTAAAGCAGATCCGTCTGATTGGCAATATATTTACGGTGACTGGAAAGAAACGCACAAGGTTGCCGACAAGAATGGCAGGTTTTTCATCAAGTCCATTGTTGGGGGTCTTGAGGGGTCTGGTGCGATTTCAAAAATCGATGCCGATAAGATCAAGCAACAGATCAAATCGAAAAACTTTCAAGCCGCGCAATGGGAAGTGTCCGACCACATCAATACTCAATGGTCTGAGCATAGTGATGGGATATTTGAGGCGACATTAAACACAACTGTTGCCGGTGCAAATTCTCAAGCGGATACACTAAAAAAACTTATCGGTGATAGTCCTGAAAAACTCATTGCCTCCAATCCACTGGCTGTGAAGTATGCGAGATCATCAACTGGGAATCTGATAAAAAATATCAACAAGAGCCAGTTGAAAACGGTTCGTTCGATTATTGAAAAGGCGTCGAATGGTAAATTGTCACCGAATGAAACAGTCAATGAGATCAAGCAGTTTATTGGTTTGACACCATTGCAATCAGCCTCGCTTGAAAAATACAGAGGCAAGTTATTTGAAAAGGGTTTGTCTGCGGGTAAAGTTGAAAAGCTATTTAATAAAAAACGCAAACAAGTCCTTGCTGGTCGTGCTGACATGATCGCGGTAACGGAATCCATGCGAGCGGCGAATCGCGGTCAGCAATTATTGTGGGATCAGGCGATAGAAAACAAAACACTCAATCCGTCAGAATTCCAAAAACGATGGATCGTGACTCCTGATGATCGGTTGTGTCCTAAGTGTAATTCGATGGGGCAGCAACGGATTGAGGTGCAAGGGAATTTTGAGGGTGAGTCTGGTGAGGGGGTAATGCCTTCTCCACCATTGCATCCGTTGTGTCGTTGCGCGGTGGGATTGGAGCGGAGAACAAGCAAGGCGGCGGTCACTGATCCGGGAGTGGTGAGCGAGCAAAAAAATACCGCCAATCTTGCTGCGGCAAAAAAATCAAATACCTTCAAAAAGAAAAAAGCCAAGGCGGTGCAATCGGTTGAAAAATCTGCGGCCAAGGCAGAGATAAAAAGCAAGAAACCATTGAGCGTGTTTGAGAGAAAAGCCAAGGATGTTGCAACGGAAATCAGTGGTGAGGGTGTTCTTGGAGGCGCATTTTCTAAGATCGATGCAAAAGTATTTGAAAAATTCAAGATTGAATCAGATGCCTTTGTGAATGCCAAGGCGTTTAGCGGTGCAACTGATAAGGCTGGTAATAAAATCTCATCTAACTTGATGGGCTTGTTTGATCCAGAGACTAGAGATGCCGTTGAGAAATCAATGAAAGCGTTTTGGGATGAGAGTAATGCCGAATATTTATCAGAGTGGCAAAAGGTATTTACGAAATCTCAATTGATGGATATGACACCGGCTGAAGTTATTTCAAAAGTGAAAAGGGGGTTGCTTGTAAAAAAGGCTGAATCTTTCGTTTGGAAAAACATGCCAAATAAAGGGTTGCCGGATTTCATTTCGTCTCTTCGTGTAAAGAAACTTTCTGATTTAATGGCAACGCAACAAGGCCACGGCGTTTTGCTTGATGATGTATTTAAAAATTTATGGTCTATACATTATCAGGTGCCTGAGTTTTCCGATGCTGCGGTTCAGTTGTTAAAGGCAAAATCGTTAAAATCGCTGGACAATTTGAGTCCTGAGATTAAACCAAAGAAGGCTTCACCGTTACCAACAAAAAAGCTTGAATTGAAATCAGACATACCAGGGAAAACAGAATCGGAAAATATCATTGAGAAATATCCGTACGGTTCTCCTCCGGGGGGGCATAAAGGCACAAAGGCGGCGTTAGAGGTTGAGCTTGATGCTGTCTTTGGTATGGGTGATGAGTTTGCACCACATAAATTTTCTAATATAGGAAAGGGTTTTGATTCATCGCTGGAATATTACAACGGTTTGAATTGGGAAAAGATGTCATCTGGATTGACGAGTGGTGAAGTGGCTTCGTTGGGTATTGTGAGAAAATTGGCTTCCAATCAAAATCTGTTTTTGCCAGAGTCTGTGTTGTTGCGTATTGCAAAAATGCACAATCGTTCTGTTCCTGGTTCGGTTAGTTGGGGATGGCTGGATGATGGTTATATGCGATTGATCAAGGATGTTGATGAATCTGGTTTTTACGATGTTCCTTGGACTGGTAAAACCACGTTGAGTCAACAATGGACTGGATCGAAAAATAGTTGGTACGCTGCGACCAATCGTGTCGATGAGTACGCGCATCTTGCGAACAAAAAAATAGAGCAACGGTGGTTTGTAGCGAAAGAAACGTTGTTGCAGGGGCGAGAGTATAAACCGCCACCAGAGTTTTATTCGATCCAGTGGGCAAGCAAGGAAGCATCGATCACTAATGCTGTTGATGGAGATTTTCAGTTTTGGGATTCCAAGACGATTAGAAGGCAATCAGACGTTCATAAAGAAAAAATGACGGCGAAGTATAGCCCGTATATTCAAAAAGTTGAAAATTCGGCTGATGGTAGTCGTGTGATGGGTTCAGTGAAGGAATATACAGGCGCGGCGTTCGGAAATTGGAATAGGGAATTACGATTACATCCAACCGTGTTGGACAGGGATGCAAAGAACGTCCAACGGTTTTTATTGGACGCACCAAAGCCACCAGATGATTTGGTTGTGTGGAGGAATTCTGAGTTTGCTGGGACGTTGGTCCGTGGAAAAGATATGGAGGAACGGTTGGCGAGTGCTGCTCCTGATTCTTTGATGCGGAAATATAACTTAATGCGTAATGATGAGGTGTTGCCTGGGGATGTGTTGCAATTGAACGGTTTCCAATCGAGTGGGCTTGATTACAATACCTTTGCTAAGGGTGCTGATTCTCCTGAATTTAAGGAGGCTGGTTTTTCACATGAATTTCCATTGATGGAGATTCATCCTTCTTATGGTGCGTACGTTAATGATATTTCTGAAAACAGAGGTGAGGACGAATTTTTGATGCCTCATGGTCAGGAATTCAGAGTCGCAAATGTAACAACGCGATTGTTTATGATGTGGGTACGTGATGATGCTGGGAAACTAGTCCAAAAAGCGAAAAGAAGGCGTGTGATTCAGTTGGTTCCTACTGGCAAAGCTCCAATAGAACCATAAAGGGGTAGGCGAATGGCTGATGATGAAGAATTAAATCAAGGACAGCAGGTGTCAAAGAGGACAGCTCAGGAAACACTTGAGTATTTCACGCAACCGTACGACGGAACGATGCTGGTGGGCGTGTTGCCGTCGCAAGCACAAATCAATGAAGCGAAAAAGAAAATAAAAGCTGGCGGGAATAAACGTGAGATCATTGGAGCGTTGACGGTGAAAGCTCTTGAGGCTGAGCGAAAATTGTTTGGTGAGGATTGAAAGGTAGGTTGCAATGGCGCTGAAAAGTATTGTTGAGACGGTGGATGAGTTGTCTGGTTTGCCTGAAGGCGTAAAGGACCATTATGTGGAGTCTGATGGGAAATGGTATTTATCGATTGAGGGTCAGACACAGCGTGAGGTTGAGTTAGGTGCGAAGGTGTCTGAGTTTCGAGACACGAACGTTTCGTTAATGAAAGAAAAAACCGATCTGTCAGATAAGTTGCACGAGGTGTCTTCGCGGTATAACGGCGTTGATGTGAATGTGTATAATGAAATGCTTGAGGATAAAAAGAGGCTTACGAAAAAGGATGCGAGAGTGGTCACGAATGAGGATTTAACGTCGCAAATTCAAGCCGCTGTACAGGCGTCCGTTGAACCGATACAAGCACAGCTTGATGAGTCGAGAAAGCGTGAAACGTCTGCACAGGCAGAATTAGACAAGGCAACATTTCGTACGTTGGTGAGCAAAACCGCGCTGGATGCTGGTGTGCGAACCGAGGCGATTGACGATGTGTTGAACCGTGCGGTCAGTGCTGGTTTTGAATTGCATAACGGAAGCCTTGCCGTGTTGAGTGATGGCGCAGTCAAGTTTTCAACTTCTCGTCCAGATCAACCCTACACGATTGATGAATGGGTGCAAGGGTTGCAACGGTCAGGTGGTGAGCATTTGTTCAAGCCGTCGATATCGACTGGGCATCAGGATTCAGCCGGTCCAGAACCGCGTTTGGATTCGGGCAATTTGGTTGATCCGTCTGGGCGTCAGTTTGCGCGAAATCTGGAAAATATCGCCAAAGGAAAAGTGAAGGTTACGCGAACGGCAAACACGAATCCGCTTGGGTGATCTTGTTTTTTTTCTCGGCTGGAATGCGCTGTTTCTTTTTTTTGGAATGGCGCATTTTTTTTCTTGACAACAGTAAACCTCACTGATAGTATATACACACGATAAAGAAAAGGAACAACAAAGGAAACAACATGATTCATGACATTAACGAATTTGACGATTTGGAAGCAACGCCAACCAAGCTTCGTAGCGGGAAATGGGGCGCAAGAATTGCGGTGTCGGAGGGGCGGTGTGCGATTGTTGGTGATGGGGTTGTGGTTCGGACGCGAGCGGGGAAAACGTGGGAGGCTGTTGTTACGAAGATCGTTTGGCAGAATGACGACGTGCAAATTGTTGAAACGGCATCCAGTAAAAGCGATTTGATTTTGATGACTCGTGTGAATCAGGATGAAGCGGAAGAGGTTGCGAGCGAGGGTCAAGATCGTCCAGTGGCGAGATCGTATGTGAATCAAGGTTGCAGGGCGTGTCGGCAAACGGAAACGCGACGATCACAGATTTGGGAAGAGTGTGATCACTGTGGCGCAGAACCGGTTTATGTCTAGGGAGGAATAAAAAAATGGCAATCGATGAATACGTTGATGGAATTGTGCAGGTGTTGTCGGACAATGAGCGGACAAGTGAAGATCGAATCACTCAGGATTTAGGGGAAATGTTGAAGAGGCGTGATCCTGATTTCGATTTGTCGGCATTTAATAACGCGGTTGATGGGGAGTCTGAGCGAGTTACAAAAAGCATCAATGACATTGTTGAAATGTATGAGGATCTTGGTTGGTGATCGCTGGTACGGTTCAGGAGGTGTGTGCTGGGCGTCGTGTTTCGTTGGGTGCAATGCGCTGTTTCTTTTTTTGAGATGGCGCATTTTTTTTCTTGACGTGCGGTGAATTGCAGTATATTATTTATTCATGATTAACGAAACGCACAACGCGGTCGGGCTGCTTTGTGGGTCTACCAATAAAGGTTGGGATCGAGACGTAGAAGTAAATCTTGAATTTTTGTAGAAATTTGGTTTCGACGATATTTAAAAGGGCTGTAAAAAATGACAGCTCTTTTTTTATGGGTGTTGTTTTTTTTTCTGGTGTTGTCGTGTTGTCTTTTTTATGTTTTAATGGTAACGGAAAAGTTTTCGAGTGACTGATTGTGGCTGTGCTGCGATTGGTTTTTGGTTGAATGTCGTGGTTGTTTCTGTCGCATAACGGCGGAGCCGTTTTGTACTCCCGGTGGGAGGTATTATGGATATCTAAAAAAGGGGAAATACAGTGGCTAACACTTGGACGCAGGTTATACCCAAACTCTTGGCTCAAGGGCTGCTGGCTCTTCGTGAGCAAGTCGTGATGCCAAGAGTGGTCAATCGGTCATATGACGAGATGGCCGGTGAGCAAGGCAGTACAATTGATGTCCCTATTCCGTCAGCGATCACAGCGTCTGCTGTGAGTCCGGCGATCACGCCACCAGCCAATTCAGATTCAGCACCAACCAAAGTTTCGATTGCGTTGGATCAGTGGTACGAGGCTCCATTCTACCTCACAGACAAAGAGCGTCTTGAGGTGATGGATGGCACGATTCCGATGCAAGCGTCAGAAGCGATCAAGGCGTTGGCAAACAACGTCGATAGCTATATTTGGGGCAAGTACACCGGGATTTATGGGTATGCGGGAACGGCTGGAACCACGCCATTTGCGTCAGATTTAACCGCGTTCACGAATGCGCGAAAAGCGTTGGCGAATCAACTTGCGCCAATGGAGCCGCGTTTCTGTGTCATCGATCCTGATGCTGAGGCGAATGCGATCAACTTGCGAGCGTTTCAGGATGCCTCGTACGGTGGCGGGGATGGTGTCATCGCTAACGGTCAGATCGGTCGCAAGCTCGGTTCGTTGTGGGCGATGAGTCAGAACGTTCCGACACACACCACGACGGGTGCAGGGACGATCCTTGTCAACGATGCGTCTGTGTCTGTCGGTGACACTACGTTGACATGGGACGGTGGCGGAACCGCGCCAGCGGCTGGTGATGTGTTCACCGTTGCAGGCGACACGCAAACGTATACGGTTGCAAGCTCCACGGCAACCGTAATCACGATGTACCCAACGGCAAAAGTTGCCTGGGCGGATAATGCAGCGGTGACGTTCAAGGCCACCCATGTGGTGAATCTTGCATTTCACCGGGATGCGTTTGCATTTGCCACACGACCACTAGCGGCAACGGATGAGGACCGGCGATTGGGGACGATTGTAGAATCTGCATTTGATCCTGATAGCGGGTTGACGCTGCGTTTGGAAGTGACGCGCCAACACAAGCAAACTCGATACAGTTTCGATATCTTGTATGGGGCGCAACTCGTGAGGCGTGAATTGGCTGCGCGGATTGCTGGCTAATTGTCTCAGCGGTAGCAAGTGAGTGAGGCTGTGATTGGCTTTTTGGGAGAGGGTTGATCACAGTCTTGCTCGTGTCTCTAAGGGGCAAGCATGGCGCAACTTGAAACGATGGTTGTGGTGGATAAAGCCGGGAATCAACTAGTGATCAACGTGTCTGATTTTGATGCAACACAGCATCAAAAACCAGGATCGAAAAAGGCATCTGTGCGGAAATCTGTACGTGTGAAGGCTGGCGGGTAATGGCGGTTTCCACGTTGGTTTCTACGGCTGGTGCATCAAATGCGAATACGTATTGTACGCGGTCTGATGCGAACCAGTACGATGATGACAATCCGCAGTCTGGTACAACGTGGTCTAGTGCATCGAATGATCAAAAAGATCAAGCGTTGCTAATGGCTACGCGATTACTAGATGAGCATGTGGATTGGACTGGCGCGGCGTCTGATTCGGTCCAGCGGCTGACTTGGCCTAGAACGGGGATGTGGGATCGTAACGGATACGGGTTAGATTCTGATGCAATTCCTGATGGATTGCGTGATGCGACGGCGGAGTTTGCGCGACAGGTACTCGCAGAGGATCGCATGGCGGATGATGCGGTATCAACAAAGGGTATTGTTGGGTTGAAGGCTGGACCGGTTGATCTTTCGTTTTCTGGTCGTGGTAAACCGAAAGTCATTCCTGATGCGGTGTTTTTTTTATTGGCACCAAGTTGGTTTGATTCGGTGCGGAGTCGAATGAATACCACGGCGGAATTGGTGAGAACATGAGCATTGCGAACGCCATTCATGCGGGGGTAAAGGTCGCGCATGATGTTACGAATAATGGCGGGATGCAAGTAACGTTTACTCGCGAACCAACTTCGGCGAGCTTGGATAAAAATGGGCGTTCAGTGCATGGATCTGCGGTAACGATGACTGGATTATTGCACGATGTTCCTGCGAGGGTGTTGGATGATAGCGGGAATGAGCGAACATCCACAACACAATTAGTGGTGTTGGGGAAAACTGTGTTTGATCCACAGGATAAGATAACGTTACCGGGATCGGTGGTGCGTCCGTTGGTGCGGTGTGATTCGATGGTTGATTCTGCCGATGTGCCATATGTATCGGTATTGTATTTTTCATAATGGCGACAATTGCTGAGGTGACTGCGTATCTTGTTTCTGCTGGTGTCGCGACTGCGATTGGCACGGATCTGTTTGAGGATGCGTTGCCGGAAACGTCACCGGATACAGCAATGGCAGTGGTGATGACTGGTGGACGATCATCAGAAAAAGAATTTGGTTCTCCTGGGATCGGTCGTGAGTTTCCGCAGATGCAATTTTTATCACGGGCTGTGAGCTTTGATACGGCAAGGGCAAATGCTCAAGCCGCGCATGATGCGTTGGGGCGGGTTGATGCTGAGTCGTTATCAAGTGTGTTTTATGAGTCGGTAAATCCTTCTCCACCATTCTTGCTCAAGGTCGATGACAATAGGCGTCCAGTTTACGTTTTAAACGCAAGCATCATCAAGGATCTATCATGAAGGGCAATTGTTCGCAGTGTGGCGCAAGCCATGAAAAACAGCACACGCATGAGGGCTTTGGTGGGAAGATTATTTTGATGTGCAAAGTTTGTGGCTTTGAAAGGGCGGAGAAGTCATGAAGGTATATCGAGCCGTGGTGGGGTTGAATTTTCCTGATGCCGATGGATTGGCGGCGATCAAGAAGGCTGGCGGCGTGTCGAAGCTGGCGGATGAAGAGCGTGAGGCACTGAAGGAAATTCGGGTTGAGGCTGGTGGGCTATGTGAGGGTCTACCGAAATCCGCACAGAAATGGCTTTTGAAAGATGGCTATATCGCAGAGTCTTCAGTTGCGGATGCTGATTAGCTATCGGTGAGGGGGATTGACTGATGGCGAAATATGGAGCGAGTAGCGTTGGGTTTGTATTGGTCGGCGGGCGGTCGCTGGCTGGGGTGATCTCAACGCTGACGTACAAGGTGCAGACGACCACAGAATCCACGGGATCGCTGGGGGATGCGTGGGCGGAAGCCACGCCAGTGGGGGTGCGGTCTGCTACGCTCACGCAATCGGGTTGGTTTGATGACGCGACGAATTCTGTAGTTACGGCGTTGGTGGGGAATGAAGCGACATCACAGATCGTGTCTGTGGCTCCTGCTGGCGGTACGATTGGTACAGATTTCACAGGATTTGAAGGTGCGTTTGGTGGGCAGGTTGATCGATTGATTCAGCAAGACGGATTGCACAAGTTGAATTGCAGTTATACGATTTCTGGCGCGGTCGAGGATGGCACTATTTTGCATGCGCTAGGGGCAGAAACCGCCACGGGAAATTCGGCATCCCAGGATCAAACTGCTTCCTCTTCTGATGGGGGATCGGCGTATTTGCAGATCACGGCGGCAAGTGGGTCCAGTCCGACATTGGATGCCAAGGTGCAGCATTCTGCGGACAATTCAAGCTGGGCGGATTTGATTTCGATGACGCAAGCGACTGCGTTAGGGGCAGAAAGAAAAACGGCAACAGGGACGGTGAATCGGTACGTGCGTGCAAGTTTCACTATAGGTGGGTCTAGTCCATCATTCACGTTCATGCTGGGCTTTTATCGTGGTTAAGTAAGGAGAATTATATTGGCTAAATACGGTCCAAGTTCAGTAGCGATTACGGTGGATGACAGCGGCGGAACAGCTCGAAATTTGTCGCAGTACATTACCAGTTTTGGCGGGATTAAGATCAATGCTGGCATGGTGGATTCAACTGGGTTTGGTGATTCGTGGAAAGAGTCATTGAGTACGGGCGTTCGGTCGATGGATGACATTTCGATTGAAGCGTGGTACGACGACACGAGCAATACGACAGACGCGGTATTGGGTGATGTGGCGAACGGTCCAGCAGACCAACAAAAAACGTTGGTGGTGACGTATGGTGGATCGAAAACGACCACGGTTGAGGGCTGGATCGTGGATTACGAGCGGGTATTGGATCGGGATTCCTTGCATTTGGTTCGGGCAACATTCCGTCCAAGTGGCGCGGCAACTGAAGCATAAGGAGTGAGTTTTATGTGGACTAAACCTACAGCGAAGCCGGTTGCGTTGAATATGGAAGTGTCGTTGTACGTAACGCAAGCATAAGTTTGTCAAGGGGGGGAAGTGTAAGCGGCAGGTCGATGGCGTTGCTGTCGATCTGCCGTTTGTGCTATTGGGTGATCTATGGATGACGAGTTTGATATTGATGGTGATGATTTATTTAGAACATTAACAAAAATATCCCTACTCGTTGATCGTGAAGGTGTGCGGATTATGCGTGAGATTGCAGAACCACGCGCAACGAAAATGAAAGATCGCACGCCGGTCATGCGTAATCGTTTGCGTGCAAGTGTCCATGCACAAGAACCGAAGATGCGTGCAAAGGGTCCAGAGGTGCGTTGGGTTGCTGGTGGTTCGGCGAAAGCGTATGCGTTGAGAATTCATGAGGATATGTCGTTATCGCATACGGGCAAGGGTGTATATTATCGACGTGGAAAAAAAGTGGTTTACGACAAGCGTGGTCAGGCTAAGTTTATAACGTCTGTTATGGATGAGGATTCTGATGAAATGAAAAAAGAAGCGGCGAGAAAATTTGCCGGCGTGTTGTATAAGTTTAAAAAGGTTGTTTCTGGTTTTGCAAATTAAGGGAAAGGTTTTATTGAATGCTTGTGAGTAAGATCGTTGAGCGTGTGGATATTCCGCATGAAGAGGGGCAGTGGGTTGATCTGCGTCAATTGTCGTTTACTGCGATTGAGGAGGCTGGAAAGGTCAAGCAAAGAAAAGGCGTGGCGGATGTGCGTGACATGGGTGGCGATGTGTTTGAGGCTATCATGAGATCATCGAAAAGACAGGTTGATGATGATGATCAAGAGCGTGATCCGGTTGATTCGTATGATTGGGAAACGTTGATTAATAAGGCGTTGGTTGGATGGAGTTATGATGGGAAACCTACGCTTGAAAGAATTCGTGATTTGGATATGAAAACGGCGCGATGGATGGCGATTGAGATTTGTAAACGCAACCCAGTTGAGGATGAGGAAACAGCAAAAAACGGTTGAAGGCTCTGCATGAAACGCTTAACGGTGTACCTGGGGCCAAGGTTCCATCGGCGTGGATTATTTCTCGCGTGTGCGAGGAATTCCATTGTACGCCGAGTGTGGCAATTGCAGAGTTAGAGCGTGATTATAGGCGGATTATTTTTGAGATTTTGCGAATGCGTGTATATGCAGCGGCAAAGCATCGATTTGACAATATGAGCAAGGGTGAGAAGTTGGACGATGTTCCGATGATCGAGGATGTGATCAGGAACGAAGTTGCGATAGTCAAAGGGGAATAATCGTGGCTGTGAATGTTGGGAGTATCTATGCGGTGTTTGCCTTGCGCGATAGTTTCAGCAAGCAAATGCGAGCCGCTGTCTCTAATGCGGAAAAGGCCACGAAAAAAATTGCGTTAAGCGGGAATTCGATCAGATCAACGGGAATGAAAATTTCCGCTGGGATCGGTTTGCCGTTGTTGGGTGCGGCAACTGCGGCGTTGAAGTTTTCCGGGGATATCAATAAGGCAATGGCGAACGTTGCTACATTGATTCCGGGAAACGTTGAGCGTGTCAAGGAATTAAAAACGAGCGTTCAGGATTTAGCGTTAGCGACGGGGAAAAGCACTGGTGATATTTCGGATGGTTTGTATCAGGTCGTGTCGGCGTTTGGTGATAGTGCGGATACGGCAAAGATTCTTGAGTTGAATGTCAAGGCTGCTGGTGCTGGTATGGCAACAACGGCAGATGCAATCGCGTTGACAAGTGCGGTCACAAAGGCATACGGAGAAACAACGAAAGAAGGCGTTGAACGTGCTGCTGATCTTGCGTTTACGACGGTCAAGCTTGGGCAAACGTCGTTTCCTGAATTAGCGAGTGCTATTGGCAAGGTGGCAATTTCCGCGTCAGGGTTGCAGATTACGCAAGAAGAATTAAATGCGGTGTTTGCCACAATGACGGGGGTAACTGGTAGTGCGTCGGAAGTGGCAACGCAATTCAAAGGTGCCTTGACTGGATTAAAGAAACCATCTGAAGAGATGTGGGTGGCATTGGACAAGATCGGTTTTGCCAGCGGTGAGGCTGCGATTGAGACTCTTGGTTTTCACGGGACATTGACGGCGTTAACTGGCGCGGTTGGTGGGTCCGAAAGCGAGATGACCAAGTTGTTTGGCAGTACGGAATCCTGGGATTTGATCGCTGGTTTGGCTGGTGTGCAGGCTGAAAAATTCACGTCAAATCTTGGTCAGATGGAAGGCGCAACCGGGACATTGACTGAGGCTCTCAATGAGCAAGAGCAAGGCATAAACAAAGCCGGTGCGGATTTCGCAAAACTCAGACAATCATTTGTGGTGACTGCTCAGCGATTAGGCGATGAGTTGGTTCCAGCGTTTGGTGCGTTGTTGGTGATTGTGCAGGAAAAAGTTGTTCCGGCGGTGTCAGCTATTGTGTCGTGGTTTAAGGAGTTGAGTCCGGCAGCAAAGAAAACGATTCTTGTGGTGTCGGCAATCGCAGCGATGTCAGGTGCGGTGTTGATGGTTGTGGGTCAGTTGGCAATATGGGGATCGGCGGTTGTTGCGTTGGGTGTGACGTTGGGCGGGTTGGCGACGGCGGCTGCTGTGCTTACTGGTGGGATCGTCGCGTTGGGGCTGGTGATCGCTGGGGTGAAGCTGTTCAAGTGGGTTCAGGAAACGCAGTTGTTGGAACGAGCGTGGATCAGTCTCAAAAATACGTTGGGATTTTTGACGGATGAGCAGGCGGAAGCTGAACGGGCTGCGTTGGCGTTAAAAGAAAATCTTGGGGATATCACACCGACAGCGGAAACGTTACGTGAGGCGTTAGGGGGGGCTGGGGTTCAAGGGTCTGTGAAGGATTTGCATGTGGCAATGGCGAACCTTGGTGGGGTTGTTGGAGGATTGAGCCGAGATGAGATGGTTACGATTGCTCAGCGTGCAATTGAATTGAGAGAAGCAAATAAAACGTTAACTCCTGAGCTTGAGAATGTGGTCCGTTGGTTTGAGCGTGAGGAGTCAGAAGCGGCGGGGGCAGCAGCTGCGGTTTTGAAGCAGGAAGAAGCGGCAAGGAAAGCGGCAGAAGCGGCAAGGATAGCGGCAGAACAAATAGAAGTCCAGGCAGAAGCAGCAAAGAAGCTTAAAGATGATACTGAGTCGTTACGTGCTGAATTGGCTGGTGATGGCTTGTTGCGTGATCTGGAGTTGCTTGAATCGGCGTGGAAGGATTTGACTCCTGAGCAGCGAGAAAATCGGCATGTGATGGAACGTGCGGAACGGGCTGCGGTGAGTCTTGCCGAGCAAGGGATCATGCCTCTGGATGATGATTTGCGTGGGCTGGTGGAGGCTCATCAAGAGGCACAAAAGGAAACCAAAAAAATCGAGGTTGAGTTAACGGATTTGGAGCAAAAGGCAATCTCTTTGGCTAAGGAATTGTCTGGTGAGAATTTGCGGTTTGAGGTTGAAGCATTAGCGGCTGGGTTTGAGTTAGCTACGGAAAAGGGTGAGCTGAGTGAATACCAGTTTCAGGAATTAGGGCGGAAAGCGTCTGAGCTGAAACGCAAAGGCGGTCAGTTAACGCCGGAATTGCGTAATGTGGCGTATGCGTTTGAAGAGGCTGAGATCGCAGCAAATGCGACAAAGCTGGAGGTCGAAGAAACGGTTGGTGTGTTTGGTTCGATGAAGAATGCTGCCAAGGGTCTGGTAGAGGGTTTAACTGGCGGTCAAGGCTTGACTGGATTTTTTAGTGGCATTGGGACTGGAATTGTTGAAGGGATTGGAAATATTATTTCCGGCGGTATTCAGGCGTTGGTGAATGAGGGTGTGAAGATTGTTGGCAAAGGGATGGTTGCTGTTGGAAAGTTGGTTGCTGGGTTGTTTGGGAGGGATACGAGGCAAAATTTAAAGCTGACGGCTGAGCGGATGTGGGGGATCGTGCTGACAGATACAGCCGCACGAGCAGCTGAGGAAATGGCGATCAAAGTTGGGGATGATTTCGCTGGCTTGCTGATGTCGTTGAAAACTGTGATTGATGAAGCTGGTGGTGTCATGGCAGTGGGCTTCGGAAAAGTAGCAGGAGCGGCGCGGGACACCTTTGCTGCTATGGAGCAGGGCAAGCTGGACGCGGATGAAGCGTTGCGAGGATTGCTGCCAGTCCTGGGGGATTTGGCGCTGACATTTGATCAGGCGGGGTTAGAGGGTCAGGAGGCATTTTTTGAATTGATACGGTTGGCTGATGAATTCGGATTGAACATGAATCGCATCATCGAGGTGGTTGGGGAGGATCTTGTCAATCAGGCACTGGGGACGGATTTGCCGGGAGTGCTGACAACGATCCAGGAG